ATCCCTCAATAGGACCCATTCTAACGTAACCATTACATTCTTGCTGCTGGATAATATTTTGCCCCATCATAATTTATTCTACTAAAGTTCCATGCTGTCTGCGAATTTCTCTTAACTGCTCAAAATCTTTCACCTTTGTACCACCATCGACTACTCTATCTATGCTGATCACTCGGAAGTTGTAACAACTCTTCCGACTCGGTGGTGTCATCACCCCCATCTTCTAACTCCTGATATGCTAATGACATTAATGTATATATGTAATAACCTACTCCAAACAACAATATCAATAATGATATAATAACACTCCAAGTAGGATTATTAATATCAGATAGAGGACGAAGTAGTAAGTTCATTTTTATTTAGCACTTTCTTCTTCTTTTTTCCTAGAAGTTTCTACTGATTTGTTGTTACCATTACCATTACCATTACCATTAGACTTAGATGGAGTCACTCCAAAAGTAGCTAAAGTTCCAGTAAAAACACTAGCGATAAAAGTTGGATCAATTTTTTGCTGTGGTATACCTGGAATAGAAACATAGTTAAGTGTTAATATAGCACCAGTCCATCCTAAAACAACAAGTCGCACTAGACTTGATATACCTTCTTCTCTCCAATCAAAATCATGATCATCTTCACCATCTTTTCTTTTTTTGGGAAGCATGGACTTTAATAGTGATTTCATATCTATTTATTTAATAAAGCCATTCTCTTTTAACCACTTATTAGTAAGTGGTGTTGGTTTATAATCAGTCCACATAGTGCCAGCAGCGCATGATTCAAGTGCTTTCATTGTCATGCCTTCGGTTCTACCTGCCCACGATGCTTCTGCCTCCCAGGGAACAGAGTGTTTAGGATAAGTTTTCTCTGTCATATTACGCCAAATCTTAGGCACATCCTCTTCTGGTTTGATGATAGCAATCATATTATTCTCAATGCTACCTGCCATACAGTCTTGTGCTGCGTGCCATCCTTCATGGCGCATGACTGACATAAGTGTTGATTGTCGATGCATAAAAGCATCATTCAGAAAAAAGTTATTAGAAACTGTATGATAAACACCACGATGCCCAACTGGAAAATATTTTTGATCTGCTAAAAAAACCATAACTCCGATCTTATCAAGGGATAGAAGCATTTGGTTAATCTCATGCCCAATAGCAGAATAAATAGAATCAGGATAAGCAGATTTAATATCTTCGATACTTCGGATTCGTCTAACATTGTCGGTGCATTCTTGTAGTAACATGCAACCCATGGAACCCATAGTATTGAATTCTTTAAACCCATTTTCTTTTGCTAATGCTGCTTGAGATGTTGCTGCTAATCCCGCTAAAAGAATAGAGAATACTTTATTCATAGTGATAAAATCATTTATTAGTATTTATCACACATAAATCATCTTTTTAGTATAATCGTAGGCGTATTGCTCACGATACCCTTTAATACCCCATCCTAACCAATAGTAGGCAGGAACCATGTACTGAGAGACAGTTTGCCCACTGCCCTCAAACTCGGGCAGGTGACGTTGAAAGACTGATTCGTTAATCATATAGCGAGTCTGCCCTTCAAGACTGCTCGGGTCGCAGTCATACTTATTACAGAACTTTCCAAGGTTATTATAACGATTTATGCTGGTCCATTGAATCAGTCCGTAACCACCGCTATAACAACGGTCGTAAGGAACTCTAGCCCCTCCCTCGCATATATTGGGAATGAACTTGCTTTCCTGTTTAATGTTACCCATGATCGTTGCAAGAGCATTACGATCTGAGATCTTGGTGTGTTCTTGGAGTTGTTCGAGGACATACTGTTCGTTGGGGGAGCAAGTGGGGCAAGTCCAAGTCTTGTTGTCCACCTCAAGAGCGATTGCCTTGTCTTTGTTGACGCTGACATCAACAGTGGGGGGAGCGTCAATCTGACTGATGCTCGGGTAAGCACCAGCAGAACTCGTAAGTCCCAAACTCAAAAATATTAGAACTCGTTTTAACATATAAAAAAATAGGAGACCATTGGGTCTCCTTATAGTAACGTATTTTATTTAGGTTGTCAAGGGGTGTAGACAGAAGCAGGAACCATCATTCCTCCTTGATGATCATCGTCATCGTCAATATCTTCCGAAAATACAGCATGAATTATAAAAGCACCCAACATAAAGGTTGCTAATAACATCATTTTATTTCTCCATATATTACGCAACTACTTTTAATTATTTATAAAAATAAGTAGTTGCTTATTAAATCTACCAAATACCAGGAATTAAATCTCCGGTAAGGGTATAAGTTCCGACAGCAATCACGAAACCGAGCATTGCCAGACGGGAGTTGAGGATCTCTGCCTCAGGGGTGAATCCGAATTTCATTGGTTTTTCTCCAGTGTAGTGTTTGTGATGATGATCTTTTGACCATCGTGAGTAAATTGTAACTCATCGTCAGGATGCCATAGAAGTTCTTCATACATGTCATCCAGCTTTTGCATATCTTCGCGTAGTTGATTGGGGTTAGGCATATTTTTCTACAGCAGATCTAATGTTTTGCGTGATTCCCATACCCCCAACATATTGTACAAGTTTATTACCTTCACTGTCAGTAATAACTAATACAGGTGTTGCAGTCACACCATATTTTTTAACAAGATCTAGATTTTCTTGTGGAATAGGAATATCAGTAAAATCTTCCAAATCAATTTTTTCAATCATACTAGTATCTACTTTAATGTTATTAAAGTATTTCTCAACTAAAGCACAAGGTCCGCAAGATTTTTTGGAAAAAAGATAAAACTTGTTCATCATTAAATATTTTCTTCCTGTTCAGTCAGAACGGTAACATCACTAGTGGGATATGCAACACAGAGAAGTGTAAATCCTTGCTCTAGTTGTTCATCATCAAGAAAAGTTTGGTCACTATTATCTACAGAACCAGAGATAACTTTACCAGCACAGGCAGAACAAGCACCAGCACGGCAGGAAGAAGGAAGGTCTACACCTGCTTCTTCAGCAGCATCAAGGATGTACTGATCATCTTCACATTGAATAACACTTTCGGTGCCATCAGGTGTACGAAGAGTAATATTAAAATCCATTAGTAAGTTTCGGATAGTTTTTCTACAGAGTATGCCAACAATACAAAGAAGGCAATGCTAGTTATTGTAAACAAAATTGAAGTCATTGTCAATATTCAAAAGATACCGAAGAAGAACTTACCATTAATGGCATATGCAACGAATCCCATAATGAGACCCATCATAGCCCAGCGTCCATTATACATCTCCTTCTGTTGCCAGGGAGAGGAAAGACCCTTCTTATTGTAGTTTTCAACTACCATTTGAGGTTCGACAGCCCACATATTTTGTTGACCGTGCTCGTTAGTTGTAACAGTCATGATACGTTTTGTAATGAATCTTTACATATTATATAGTAAGAAGGGGGGCGTTGTCAATCCCCCCCGTCTCATTATTATCAGTAATCACTTACATAACTGGCACATATGTCCTTGTTCTTCTTACAGAACTGACGAACATAGGAGTCAGCATCTTGTTCCATAGTATGGTGAGCATGGTTATGAACGATACCCACCGCAATAAAAAATCCAACCAGTAACAAGTTAATCTGTGTTACTGGATGGAAGATTACCTTTAAGTATTTCATGGTTTAAGGGGACCGAAGTCCCCCTAGGAAGGATCAGAAGCTGTACGTCACACCTGCCTTAGCACCGTATCCACGGTCGATGTCGCTATCGCCGGAACCAACGAACGAGACTTCACCATAGAAACCAAGTTGCTCGGTAGCAGCGAAACCAAGACCTGCCTTACCAGAAGGAACAGTGTCAGCATCACCACCGTCAGGAGTCACTAGGGTAGCACCACCTTGGACGTAGTAGGAAGTACGCTCGCCAAGAGCACCTTCGTAACCGATGTGGAGATCAGTCGCGGCACCATTATAGTCCGAACCGGTCCAACCAGCATTGGTTTCGACGTTTACATAAGGACCAGCGACAGCAGCGCCAGCGAACAGGGGAGCAGCAGCAAGGGCTGCGAAAGCGGATTTGATCATGTTTATACCTCTTAGATTTTTGCTTGTGGAATGGTTACCCACAGATGACAAAAGACTCGACGTGCCTTCGTTTGTTACAGTTCGTGAAGCAAGTGCTCTACGAATGTTTATTTATAATACTTGATATTTTGAACCTTGTCAACCCCCTTACAGGATCCCAAAAGGAAGGTTGCTGAGTCCTTTAAGAGCAGATCCACCTGAAGTGGGTGGTCTCATTGGCAAGTTTGCTTTCTCTCTCTTTTCAGCTTTAAGTTCTAGCTCATAGATTCTTTCTTCCATAACTTCAATAGAAGCATGTAGATTTGTTAGATACTCAATCAAGTCTTCCTTATTTTCTACAACTTGTTTAATATCTTCTCTAAGTTCTTTTTCCTTTTTCTCAACATCAAGTTGATCTGGATCTAAAGCTCCACTTTTTGCCATGTAGTAGTCGGCAATCTCTTGACTATTATCAAGATCAATACCTTCTAACTTGGGCGAAACTTCTTCATTTTCTTGTTCTGGATATTCATCCTCAGCATATTTAATACTGTGGATTACTTCAGTGCGTCTTGGTTCTTCTGTCATCAGATCTCTGGGTAATCAAACAACATTTCTTTGATGTATTTATCGGCAAACTCTTCACCAAAAATACTCCTCAATACAGCTCTGGTCTTAGTATTTTGCCTCTGCTTATCACAATAATACTTATGACCTTCGTAGTTTTCTTTAATATTTTCTGAAATAGGTTTAGTATTATATGCAATAGCACAATGATAGTTTAAATATGTGAATGCAGTATTAATAAACTTCTGATATTCATCCTCGTTTGGACTCACAAAAACGCAGTACTCAGAAAATACATCTCCCCAGTCAGGCATCTTTTTATCTTTTTCAAACTCTGTATCGAGGATGTTTAAGATTTCATATTGCTGTGGCAAAGACCTGTCTGGTCTAATAGAGCTAATATCTACGATTGCTGCACCAACTGCTTTTTCTGATGCAACAATATCTGCACCATAAATGGGAATATCATATTGATATCTTGGGTACATATTAGTGTGAAGAATATCAAGACCCGATTTCATTTGAGCGACTTCCAAATGAATCTTTCTAAACTTTTCAGTCTCCCACACATAGTTTTCAACATAAACTTCTTCTTCGTCACCAGAAGACATCTCAATGAGTTTAAACTCATCAGCAATCTCTACTTCTTGAAGATCAAAATTCTCTTGCCAACTATCCAGAATAGAATCTGCTAGTCCTTGAATAAGTGGATGTAAGTCTCTCATAATAGTCCCATATACTTTTCAGGTGGTGTACTGAGAACATAAAGTTCTCTTACTTTTGGAAGTTCTTCCTTAGTCAAATCAATACCATTGTCCCAAACATATCCCATTAAAAACATTTGTTTATTTATCGAATGATCAAACTGTTCTGTGTAGATATTGCCCCACATATAGTCATCATGATAGTCAGTAACCTCTACATATAATGTTCCAACTAAATCATCTTTTATGAAATGACGAAGTTTATTCATAGCATTATATGCATAAAACTTTGTCTCTCGATCAGTAGACTTTGGGTCTGGAGAATCTATTCCAGACAAATATATAACTTTCTTGAGATAGACTCCCATACCCAAATCTATAACTGCTTCAAATGAAGATCCATCAAATACCTCAAGAACTCTGCTTATTTGGTATTTGTACATTTAAGTTTTTAATCGGTAAACATATACTTAACAACATTAACGGTTTTATCTGATACAGTCTTCATCTCATTAACTACTTCTGGATCGATGAGATCAGGATGATACCACCAATCCTCAAAAGGACTGTTATCGTTTGGAGAAACATTAGCGACTAACATTTCATATCCCATTAACTTAAGATATCTCCTAGACTTATCACGATAAGATCTAGTCATATCAACATAATGATCATGTTCATATGTAATAATACTAAACCTATACTTCTCGAATGGCATTGCTAACAAGCATTCAAAAGTAGTCCTAGAGGGTTCAACATCTAGTTGAAGATAATCAAAATCAGTTCCTTTATCAAAGTTATCAAGCAACTTCAAATAATCGATAGTTGTTGCATCTTTGCAAATGATCTGATTTTTGCGCTCTCTTGAAAACTGAGCGCACAAATCAGGAAGAATCTCAATAGAAATACCATCCCATTCATATTTAGTCTCAAGAAGAGCAGTGTTATTTTGATAGAAAGGTTGCTGAGCACCTATTTCAAGATAAAGTCCATTAGTTTTACCTTGAGTTGCAGCAAGAATAAACATGTCCTGGAATGCTTGAGAATGATTTTTTTCAATCGTTTCTGATCCAGGGAACTTAAACCTCAATCTATCATGCTTTCTCTTCTGATACTTAATCACTTCATCTGGGATATGTCCAGATCCCATTCTCATTAGATTGTTAGCAACCATGTCATAGTGGCGATCATCCATTTCATAGTTGTTCTTCATGTCTTGAAGAAGCGTTCTGGACTCATCACCTTTACCCCACCACCAAGCAGCAAGTTGCTTCTCAAAAAGAAGACCATACTTACCAGGATATTCCACATCAGTCTTCAATGGTTTACAATCAAAATCACAGAAGTCTATTGCCCATTGAGAAAAGATATAGCAATCTTGCCACCATTGACGTTTCTCAGCAAACCTCGCTAGAAGGTAATACGCTTCAGGTCTTTTAGGACGAATACAAAGTGCTTGCTGAAGAAGTCCTTTTGCTGTTTGATCTCTCGTCCCTTGCCTGTCATAGGCATTGGAAGCATGGATCAATGCTTCATAAGCAAGATCAAGATCATCTGTACGCTCAGCACATCTCAGGAAGAATGATAGTGCTGGAGCATTATGTCTGTAATGCTCGTACCACATACCAATGTTAAAGTTCTTCACTGGGTTCTCAGTATCTAATGCATACTCTAAAAGTAAATCATTTAGATTTGCATTAGAAGCATCCGTCAATAATAGATCTTTCTTTACAACAAACTCAGAAGCAACTCTTAATTCTTCTTCTACTTGTTGCTCTTTAACTTCAAATGATTTTCCCATAAGTTCCTCAACTGTTCTATTAGAACCATTATCTTTCCACCAGTTTATAACATAGTCGTGGGTATAATAGTGATTACGTTTCTGACCATATTTTACATCTCCATCTCCACCTTCAAAGGTAGAAGTAAAACGAACATCCTCTACAAACATTGAAATAGTATAAACTTTTCCAGCATTGGTATAAAGAATATTTTCAATAAGTGGTTGAACTCCATTATCTAGTTGAAGATGATATGTGCCGTCAACGATATAAGTATCTATAATATATTTTGCATAGTCTCTTTTAATAATATATGCAGTAACTGACCAATCATCCCAGTACCTGTCTCGGATTTTAATATCTTCAAAATCACCACGAATAGGAAGCATTTGAACACATCCCCAATCTTCTGGAAGTGCATCAACAAACTGTTTCCAAGTGAAGTTCCAGTAATCAACAGTATCAAGACTCAGATCATCTTCACAAAAGAAACCATACTCTTCCTCAGTTTCATAATACCAGTTTAAAATAGATTTTAAATGGGAAACACAACACCCTTTCGTACCATCATTTAATGTGTGAACATACTCACCCGTAACTACATCATCACACTCTGCAAATCTTTTTGAGATCAATGGTCTAATGTTTGTAACTCCATGATCTTTGAGAGATTGATCAAGTTTCTTACGTCGTTCTACACTTTCTTCTAAACTAACATAAGAAACACTACTTAGTTCTAATAACTTTTTCATTTTTTCTTTTCTAGTAGCAACATAGTTTTGGTCATCAATGTTCATCACATCCCATTCATATATCCTATCAATATAATAGTAATCTAAATCAGAAAATCTTTTCTCATTTTCTTCTACATTCATTTTTGCTAGAAGATATTCAAGATTCCAACGATCAGAGTCACTTGTATCAGGATTAGCAATCTTTCTTTTTACATTTTCAATATTGCTATCGTCAGAATCTTCACCATACCCCTCAAAGTTTTCGTATCTTTTCTTATCTGGATGTGGCAAATGAATAATATTATAGTTTTGAGTTAGTTTTTTGCACTCTAGACCCATCATAGTAAGTCTTTTAGTCATTTGATCATCTTCATAGGCATAATACTTACCCATGCGTTCATCATATCCACCAACTTTCCAAAAGTTTTCTCTAGTCACAAAACATAGTCCAGTCAAATATTTAAACAAAGGACTATAGGTATGAGAATATTTCATC